TCTGAATCTGTTAGGTAATTGTTCACTCTGTATCCTTGAGGAACCATTCCCATAGAAACGATTGCATTAATATCATTGTCAGCTGTTCCAGTTCTACCTTGAGATTTCATTAATCTCTCAGCTGTAAACTGAAGCTCAGAAGGAATGATCATTTTCAATCCTCTTGCTGCAATTCTAAGTCCTCTCTCATCAGTCATTTTTCCGATTTGAATCAGAGAATTTTCTAATGAAGTCTCGTTAAGGTCAGATTGTGT